GATCTGAGTGCGTGTTGTGTGGGGCCCGGGGGCGAGTGAGTCACGCCACTCCCCCCGGGCTTTACGCAAGGTTTCACGGGAATCTTCCGAGGGTCAAGGCCATGCTACCGGCGCATGGTCCCCCCGGGGAGCCGGACCCCCTTTCACGGAGAACCCCCATGCCAAACCCATACCAGCAATACTTCAAGCAGGCGAACGATCCCACCCCAGAGGATCGCATTCGCGCCCTGATGAACGAGGCCAACGAGAGGCGGCTTGAGAATCGTGACGGCACCATCAAGAAGATGCCGCTCCTGAAGCCCATGTTTCCGCAGGATCAGGGCCCGCTTCTTGAGCGAGGGCCTTACGTCCCCAAGCCGAATGATGGCCCATACATCCAAGAGATGCAGGCCCCCCCCAAGAAGAACAACAACGGCGGCTACGGCTTTCTCCGACAGGAAACAGACGAGGAGTATGCCCGCCGCAAGGGAAGAGAGAACGGGATCGAATGAGCGACATCATCCGAAAACTCCTCGACTCTCGCCTGCCATCTGATGCGGTGGCTGGGCTGGGGAACTTCCTCACTGGTCAGTCTGTTGGCGACCTGATGGCCCGACAGGACGGTCAGCCAACTGAGGAAGAGAGCCCTCTTGTGAAGCTCCAGAAGATGGCTGCGGGAATCAGACCTGACCCAAGCGCGTCTTCCCTCCAGCTTGATAGGTGAAGCATGGAAGAAGTGGACATCCCAGACGTTCAGCCTGACGGCCCTATAGCAAGTAGCCGTGCCTGTGAGGCGTGTGGCATCGTCAAGCCGCTCGACCGTCGCAGGTGGCCTCTTGTCCCCGGAACCCAGCACACTCTCCAGCCGATCTGCAAAGCCTGCTACAAGCTGGTCAAGCACCGGCAGAAGATTGAGACAACCTCCCGGCGGGCGGCGGAAGCGTTCATGCAGGCCCCGCTTGTCCGCAAGGGCGGCAGCAACATCCCCCACTCCACTGAGTTGCTGGAGTCGATCTACGGACTCTTTGGTGGTGTCAACGGTCTGGCCAACGAACTGGCCCACACCTACCACTCAGCCCCACCGGGCGGGCGTATCCGCACCAGCATTCTGGAGACTGTGGTCAGGCTCACGAACAACGTGGCGGATAGCGGGGCAGTCCAGAAGCCGGTCAGCTTGATGACCGATGACGAGCTAGAGGCACGGCTTGCCCAGAAGATTGCTCTGGCTGCGGAGTCCCAGAAGAATCTGGACTACCTGAACCAGTCCACTGAGGTGGAAATCCCGGCTGGGATGATTCAGGCCAACCAGATTCCCGTGGCCGAGATAGAGCAGGCCATGAACATGAGCCGCCTTGTGGAGGTCCCACATGGCGAACCCTCTTGATAATGTCTCGCAGCACTCCAGACAGGAGATGCTCGACCTACAGAGGGAGTTGGCATCCCGCCAGCTTGAGTCTGTCAGGCTCTATCGACCCAATGCCAACCAGCAACCCTTCCATGACTGCATGGCTTCAGAGCGTGTTGTGCTGGGGGGAAATCGGAGCGGCAAGACTACGGCTGCCATGCTGGAGTTCGCGTGGGCTGTAACCGGGACGCACCCCATTGAAGGGAAGTACCCGAAGGAAAACGGCACAGCGGTGGTTGTGGGGGCCGACTGGCGGCACATCGGGATGGTGTGCGTGAGGGGCTTATTCAAGGCAGGGGCATTTAAGATCATCCAAGACCCCGATACTAAAGAGTGGCGGGCGTATGACCCGGTTGCGGACAAGGCCCGGGAGTCCGAGGCCAAGCCCTCCCCGCCCCTGATTCCGCCCCGGATGATCAAGAACATTAGCTGGGTTCTGAAGTCCGCAGGGTATATGCAGTCCTGCGAGTTGACCAACGGATGGCAAATCTACTTCTTCTCGTCTGAGGGTGATCCTCCACAGGGCTACCGTGCCCATCTTGCTTGGATTGACGAGGACTTGGCTTCCGAAAGCACTTGGCTGGCTGAGTTACAAGCTCGTCTTGCTGACTACAAAGGGCGGCTGGTGTGGTCGGCAACCCCGCACTCCAAGAATGACGCGCTCTTTGGCCTGTGCGAACGGGCTGACAAGGCGGCAGAGGAAGGGCATGACAACCCCAAGAAGTTCGTCCTGCGGTTCCTCGACAACGAACACATCTCCAAGGAAGCCCGTGCCCTAGCTGTGGAACAGTGGGCCGCACAGGGCGAGGAAGTCCTGAGGATGAGAGCGGAGGGTGAGTTCACCTTCGACTCCGTTCTCATGTACGGCAGTTTCAACATGGGAGTCCACGGCTTTTCCCGCAAGGAACTGCCTGACGGCCAGATTCCCGCAGACTGGTGCAGGTATGCGGCCATCGACCCGGGCCATGCCATCTGTGCGGTGATGTTCGCGGCCATCCCACCGTCTGGGGACTTCGTTCTCCTCTATGACGAACTGTACATCCCCAACTGTTCCGCCGTGGTATTTGCCGAGAAGTTCGCCAACAAGCTGGCAGGGCAGCCCCAATTTTACGCCTTTATCATAGATTCGCATGGTGCCCGCCTGACAGACATTGGCGGTGGAAAGTCCCCGGGCCAACAGTACGCGGAGCAGCTTGAGTTACTGGGGGTGCGGTCAAAGGCCACCGGCTCGTCTTTCATGCACGGCAGCGATGACATCATGGCTGGCATAGAGAGCGTCCGTAATGCCATGCACATCCGGTCGAAGGGAACTCCCTACCTCCGGGTCCTTGAAGGTGCCATGCCCAACTTCATCCGAGAGATCAAGCGGTACAAGCGGCAGTCAACAGTGGTGGGTGGTCACAGCATCGTCCTCGACAAGCCGCACCCACGGTCTGTCTCCCACTTAATGGACTGTATGCGTTACCTCATGGCTGCGGAAATGAAGTACCACAAGCCTGAAGCCAAGGCAGAGAAGGCATGGTGGGAAGACTGGATAGCCCGCAGGCGCAAAGCGAGGGGCGAAGATGCCAGCGTGGTGTATCTGACACCTGCGAGTTACACGACACAAACTTACGTCGCGTAACCATTGCCCGCCCACAAGGGACCGATACGCTACTGCCAGTCCCTTTTTACATTGGAGGCAACCATGTATTCGATGCCCGAGGTGGCGGTTGGTGATCAGGTCTTTTGGCATGACGATCCGCTGAATTCTTCTCCACCCAGCTTGGGGTGGTGTATTCAGAAGGGCCGGGAAACCATCTCCGTACTGGTGTTCTCAGAGAACTCCGGTTTCGTTGAGAAGAAGTCGGTTCGTTACAAGGATGATCCGTTCTGGAAAGAGAACGAGATGGCCGGTAACTGGACCCAGTGGGGCTGTTTCACGCTGCATCCGCACACCGAAACCCTCAAGGAAATCCGTGGCTTCTTGACAAAGCTCAAGATGGCCGAGGCCCGCACCCCTGTGGAGGAGCCTGTTCGCCGTGGCCCCGGTCGCCCGCCCAAGGTGGAAGTGGAGGTGGCCGAATGAGTCGCCTTCTTACGGCTTTCACGATGTGTTTGATCTTGACGGGGGTGGCTCACGCAAAGCCCCGTCGCCAGTACCAGCAAGGTCAGCCGGTCCAGAACATGGTCAGGGCGGCTACCAACACCGCTCAGGGTGTGGCTGAAGCCTGTGCCCGCATGGGGCGGCTCCAGCACCTTGGTGGTAACTCTGGCCCAGAGGGGTTGGGCATGGGCTCTTCTCCTGACGCTGCCTACCGGAACTGTTGCTTTGCCAACAGCGGTATGCCGGACGTTGACGTTGGTTACGCACAAGGCCCAAGCGGTCAGTGGTACTGTTGTCGCAGATACGGGGGGAAGTGATGGACGAGAACCTTGACCCAGACGTTCCGATGGCCGGTGGTGACCCCAGCCAACTGGCTGATCCGCCGCCGGATGTGGTCCCCCAGAGGCAGATGGAAGATGCCCTCAGAAGCATCTCCACCGGCTGGCTCAAGAAGCTGGAGCTTGCCCGCAAGGCAAAGAAGGCTTTCTCCGAGGATGCCCGGGAAGCGATGAACTTCTTCGACGGTGGGGAGAACTTCTTCTGGAAAGAGGGTGCGGCCCCTTACTCCAAGATTTCTCCCCCCAGCTTTCGGATGACTGTGAATCGGGCGTTTGAGGCTGTAAAGCTCATTGGCTCAGTTATCTATGCCCGCAACCCTGTGCGGACGGTTACAGCCAAGAAGTTCCCTGCCGTCCCGCCTGAGGCTGTTGGCATTGATGCAAGCCAGCCGCCTCAGATGGACCCGATGACTGGTCAGCCGATGCTGCCCCCGGAGGTCGAGCAGTACGTTCAGGCCAGCCAACAGATCGGCATGGTCGAGAAGCAGCGGGATGCCTTCTCCGAGATCGTCAGTGCCTATTTGAACTACACCCCCGGCCAGTTGAACTTGAAGGAACACACTCGCAAGGTGGTGGACGAGGGCATCCTCAAGGGGATGGGTGTCTGGTGGACCGAACTGATTGAGATGGGCGGCGAGGACGGCCCGCCGGTTGGGCTCATCGGCTCCTTCCATGATTCCGTGGACAACCTGCTTCTGGACCCGGACGCTGACGAACAGGAAGACATCCTGTGGTGCGCCCGCCGATGCGTTCACCCGATTGCCGAGGTGGCCGAGAAGTACGGCTTGGATCGTGCCGAACTGAAGGGGCACATGGAGAGCTTCGTCGCCCGGTCTATGGAAGAAGACCGTGGCTACAAGATGAAGAAGAAGAACGGCAAGACGAACGACCTGATCGTCTATTGGAAAATCTACTCCAAGACGGGATTCGGTCACACGCTCAAGGGAGCCCCCAAAGAGTTCGCCCAGATGTTCGATGGGCTGGGCCCGAACTGCTATCTGGTGGTGGCAGAGGGTGTGGATTTCCCCCTGAATTGCCCCAAAGAAGTGGCAATGGAGGAGCCTGACGAGACAGGTCTTCCCAACAGCTTGTTCACCCGGACCCGCTGGCCAATCCCGTTTTTTGCGGATCACAACGGGTGGCCGTTCACTCCGCTCCAGTTCCACCGAAAGCCCGGGTCAGTGTGGCCGATCAGTCACATGAAACCGGGTATGCCGGAATTGAAATTCCTGAACTGGGCACTTTCTTTCCTTGCTACCCGGGTGATGATCTCGTCCAAGACTCTGGTGGGCGTGAGCAAGGCGGCTGGAGATGACATCAAGGATCAGTTGCTGCGGCACGAACAGTCCGGCTTCTCCATGCTGGAGTTGTCCGAGACTCTGGGCCGGTCGGTGAATGACATCGTGTCTGTCCTCCAGCTTCCTCAGGTCACGCCTGAGTTATGGCAAATTGTCCAAGCCGTTTCGGAGATGTTCGACAAGCGGGTCGGTTTGACCGAACTCACTTACGGTATGACCAGAAATTCCTATAGGTCAGCCGCAGAAGCGCAGGTGAAGTCGGAACAGATTTCGGTCAGGCCAGACGATATGGCGAACGCGCTGGAGGACGCTATGTCCATGCTGGCCCGCCGTGAAGCTCTGGCAGCCCGTTGGTTACTCCAAGAGCAGGACATCGCTCCTGTGCTTGGCCCCATCGGTGCGTCTGTCTGGAAGAGCCTTCAGGAACAGGTGAGCTTGGGCCAGCTTGCGATGAACTACGACTACCGCATTGAGGCCGGTAGCGCGAGGAAGCCAAACAAAGCTGGGCGGATCGAAGCTCTCCAGATCGCTCTCCAGACGTTGGGCCCAGTCCTCCAGCCCCTTGTAATGCAGGGGATGCCGGGGCCGATGAATGCACTCCTGAGGGATTACTGCGAGGCCATCGACGTTGACTTCGCTCCTTACATGATCCCTGAGCCGCCGCCACCTCAACCCCCCCAGCCGCCCGCTGGACCAGCCGATGCCGCCTCCCCGGCCCCGGCGGGCGGCGGGGAGGTTCCGCCCCCTGAGCCCATTCCCCCGGAGATGCAGCCGTGATCGAACTTCCGTTTGAGATCAAGAACGCACCCAAGCACGTTCAGGACCACTACAAGAAGGTCTTGGCTATGGGTTACGGGGAGCGTTGGGCCTTGATGACGGCTCTTCAGCAACCCCCGGGCACCCAAGGCACCGACCGGGCCTTCATGCAGGGACGGCTCGACGGTAACTGGATGGACGGGCTGCCGCCCCGAATGGCCAAGAAGATGGCCCGTGAAGCCAAGGCGGCTGGGATCAACGTGAGCGGAAAGTATTACTTGGGCGGGCTTGCAGACAAGCGTGGGCACATGGACCCCAGTGCTTGGGTGGACTCTGTGTCCGACATCAAGCGAGTAGCCAAGGCCCGCAACCTCAACGTGAGTGGCATCTGTAACGTCGAGGGCCATGAGGTCGAGCCGGTTCGTGCCGCCCTCAACCCCAAGATTGTGAACAAGCTGGCCAAGCAAGCGATGGCAAGTGACCCCAAGCTGACCCGCCAAGAGGCTGTCCGGCAGGTGAAGGAAAAGCACTCACCAGCATGGAAGCGGAGCAAGTAGCGGTTCAGTTTCGGCTGGCCGGGACATAAATAGTGCAGGAGACTCTGCATGGCCGACTGTTCCCCAGCCATTCCCTGCCACACGCCTAGCACCCAATCCAACTGCGCTTCCGATGAGCGGGGCTACTGGAAGATCAGGGTACGCCAAGATACGGCTGAAAACTGGGCCAAGAACGACCCAATCCTTGCCTCTGGTGAGATGGGTTACGTCATTGGTGCCACCTCTGGCCCCAACCTCAAGATCGGTGACGGTTGGCTGAAGTGGTCCCAGCTTCCGTGGCTGGTAGACGGTCAGGGTGGTGGTGGCGGTGGCGTTGCCAGTGGCAACATCGACTCCACGGGGTTCACGTTTGGCAACCCGCCTTACACGGGGGGGCCTGACTACATTGCCCCCAACTCCATTGCGGCCTACCCCAGCACCAACTACCCGATTCAGGACTACGTTGCCCGCTTAGAAGCCGCCCTGAAGAGCGGCCAGATAGCCAACTCTGGTAGCAACACCTCGCTGTGGAAGCTGAATGTCGGCTCTAGCACCACGATTGGTGGTGTACTCAGCGTGTCCGGCGGGATCAAGTATGGCGGCACCATTAGCCCCTTGAGGGCTGACGGGGAGCCGGAATACTTCGGCGGCTTTGAACTGCCCCCGCCAACCTCCGATGGCTTCCTCCGCTCTGATGCGGATGACGAGAACTGGTACTTCTCTGAGCCAGTGATTGTCTCCGACACCCAGCCGCCAGACCCCAAGGTTAAGGGCACTCTCTGGGTAATGCCGAACGGTGACTCTGGCGTCACCACCAACCTGCCGTTCAGCAACACGAACCCGCCGATCTATGCCAGTGCCCCGGTGGCTGAACAGCCCAACGGCCTTCCCATCGGCCTGTCGGCTGACGGCCAAGAGATTCACCAGCCCTACATGGTTGGTGGTGTCCCGGTAATGGTCAACGGCAAGCGGTACTTGTTCCCGCTGATCGAAGCACCGGCCGCTCCACCCGGAGCAGACCCCACTCCGCTGTTTACCTACAACGACGCCCCGATCACCCAGCAACTTGATGGCACGATCATCGGCCTGTCAGCAGACGGCATGGAGCTTACCCAGCCCTACATGGTGGGCGGCATCTATGTGATGGTCGGCGGCAAGAGATTCCTAGTCCCAGTAATCGAAGAGTAACCCATGCCATCCCCAGCCAGACCGGCCCCGATCAAGGTTTACCCGGACTCAGCCCGTTTCACCAACGGGATCGTGGGGGTCTACACCGACCTTGAAGTAGATGCCCTGATTGCAAATCTGCCAGCAGGAGGCGGCGAACCCGCCATCACTGTCCACGCTGGGTCGCCCCCTGTGCCGCTCTCCGGTGACCCAACCCCGCAAGAGCTAGAAGACTCTTTTGCGGTCCTGTCCAATGGATTGCATTACTACCCAGACAACGGCTCTCTTGTTGCTGTCTTGCGTGGAGAATATCAGACAACCATTACGATCACTGGTGCCGTCAAGTCGGTTGCCCAGATCGTCAAGTCTTCGGCGGGCCTGCCCACCCCCGAAAACCCGTCAATGATTGTCACGCAGAATGCTGACGGGAAGTGGTTTAGGGTCAAGGGCGACAGGCTGGATCAGCCGTTTGGCGACCCGGAGATCGTTGACATCTTCAAGCTGGTCGGTAGCGGTGGCACGGTTGACCTGTCCAGCTACTACACCAAGCCAGAGGTGGATGCCAAGGTCGCAGTTCTTCAGCAAGGCGTGGACGATGCCAACCTTGGGGTGCAGAGCGTTGCCGACCAAATCCCTTTCGTCGCGGAACAGATCGGCATCCAGACTGAAGCCAAGCTGGCACTCAAGGCCGACCAGACCACGGTGGCAACTC